ATTTCTCCTTCTAACACTTCAGGAATACTTAATTTTACTTGTCCTGAAGGTAGGCAGACACTTACTACTTTTGCCCCTGCGGCTACTAATTTTGTGTCTAATTCTTGTTGCACTTTTGTGCAGTGTTCGATTGTGTCAAAAGCTCCAAAGTCTTCAGCGACTAAGTCACCTTGCCACATAATTAATGCTAAGATTGTATACATTATAACTCCTCTATTCTATAATTAAGTCCTTCGACTCCTTGTATTTCTACTATTTTTCCATCGCTTGTTATAAACTTTAAATGTTTTTCTTTCTTAGTTAAAAACTTTTTAACTATAAATTCTCTATCATCTTCGTCTCCGAAATAAGCATTATAACTAACATGGAGTTTATGATAAGTTATGAACTTACTTTTTAAAGCAATCCATAACTTTTTTAATTTACTCATGTTCCAGTTGATGTGGATGTAGAAGTAGATGTTGAAGTAGAAGTTGTAGTTGCAGTAACTGTAGCCATTGCCTCTAATGCTGTTACTGTGTTAGTAATTTCTGTAAAATTCACAGCATTTTCATCTAATTCTACTACTTGAGTTTCTTGAACTTCTTCGGCAGGGTCAACTTCTTTCCAGAGGTCTCCACTCCATGCCCATGCAAGTCCTAATAAAACTAATAGTTCCATTATTTTTTCTCCTGTTGTTCTTTTAATAAAGTTACGAACTCTTGTATATATTCTTCAAGAGTCATACCTCTCGACTCAGCGTGATGCGCAGCAGCTAATAAAAGTTCTTTATCGAACTTTATTGTCATTTTGTTGTCAGACTTCTGACCAGTCTTTTCCTTCAAAAAGTAGTGCCTCCGCTTCTCTGCGTCTAATTAATCCTTGTAATACTTTACCACCTGCTTTATTCCATCTTTTAATTTGTGCAGGTACTTCATCATACTCTCCTGCATTTAGAACTTTAAGCATTGTGGAATTATTTAAATTGGTCGGACCTAGATTGTATGTCCATGATACCAATGCGTCAAACATGCACTGGTCTAGTTGATTGTCTACTGCTTCCTCTACTGCAACTTCGTACTCTACTAGTTCTTCGAGAAGCATTTGTTCTGCTTGGTCTTTTGTTATGGTCATGCCTTCTTCTACACCTTTAGTGTGTCCATATCCAATAGTCCAAACTCCTGCTGAACATTGGTATGCTTCTAACTCACAACCTTCAAATTTTTTAATAAGGGCTAAACCCTCTGGTGATATTTTCATATTGTAAAACTTTCTCCACAGCCGCATTGTGCTGTCTCTTGTGGACTAGATATTTTGAACTCTTCGTTAAGTCCATCTTCTATCCAGTCAATATTAATTTGGTCAACATAACTAAATGTCATTGGGTCAACGGCTATAATTCCGTAGAACACCGCATCACTTGAAATATTAGGGTTTTCCTCATAACTCAAGTCATACGACCACCCATTACACCCACTAGGTATAACTGCCAAACGAATTCCCCAAACTTGTTTATTCTTTACTTTGGTTTGAATTCTTTGTAGTGCTTCATCACTTACTATTACCATAAATACGATTAATTGAGCTTTCTAGCTTCTTTTGCAATTTGTTTGCATAGTCTAGCAGTTCTCTGTCTTGTTCTTTTCGCTTTTGTCTAGAACGAAGCACACTCTTACGAGTGCGCTTCTTCTTTGGTCGCTGACAATACACTATCAAGTAATTATGTCCCCTACGCTTGCTAGCACGGCGAAGCAAAAGATACCAACTAAAACTAGTTGTTCAAATGCGTCTTGTATATTACTTTCTTGTGCTTGTCTAAAACTATTAATTAGTGTTCTCACTTAAACACCTCCGCACTTATTAAGTCTAAGTACGTGGGATGCCTTTCTAGTTTCTTTCGCATTTAATTTTCCATCGCTATTTTTGTCAGCATGACTAAATAAACTTTTTCTTACCTTACAGCCTAGAGCTTCGAATTCTTCAACAGTAATGAAGCCATCTCCATTCATGTCAAATTTTCTCATTCTCCAATCGTCTGCAAATGCGTCTGAAACAAATAGTGAAAATACTACTACGGATAGTAGTTGTTTCATTTAATTTATCTCCAATACTTTACGATTAGAATTCGGAGTTTTAGACAAAGCGATTGTTAACAGTCCATCTATTAATTCGACAGAGTCTACTTTTAGGTCGTGATTTAGAATAAACTTTCTATCAAAAGATTTAAGACTTAGTCCTTGATGAGTAAATCTTTCATTCTCCTCAAGTTTTCGTTCTTTCTTTCCTTTAATGTATAATTCATTATCCTCATGAATTATTTCTAGTTCTTTCTTAGACCAGCCTGGAATGGCAACCTCTATACGATAACTGCCTTTATCCACATTTTCAACTATGTTATATCTCGGATATGATGTGTCGGTATTTTGCAATAGCCAATCATTATTCATACCAAGCCAAAATTTACTAATATCAATCGTCATGATTTTCTCCTTAATTTCCTTTTCAGTAAAACTATGCCCACCCTTTCGGTATGGACGCCAATGTGTAAGCAGACCTATTCTGCCTACTTGTTTATATTATAACAAAAATTAACCTTGAAGTCAACAACTATTTTTTTATTCGTCCTCGAAGTCAATGTGTCCCTGTGCCTTCATATAGTCTAGCGTGTTATTAATTCCTTCCTTTTTACCCCATGTCCATGCGAGGTATACGCTTCCCACTAATATTATAAGGTATGCTGTATCTATGCTCATATTTTTCTCCAATGATAATATTATATCAATTTTATCGACTATTGTCAAGAAATAAATTATAGTTTCCTAAAAATAGTTGTTGACACGAGGTTATAAATTTAGTATAATATTACTATGAAATTATATAGAAAAGGCAGATGGACAGACAAAGAACGCCAACTACTTAAAGATAACTATAATTTATTAACTTTAGAGGAACTCTCAAAGAAACTTATGAGAACAAACTCTAGTATAACATCACAAGTAAACTATCTTCGTAAAAGAGGATGGTCATTTAACAGGAGAACCGATGGAAGTAATTGAATTTCCCAGAATGAAGAAAGCAGATGAGATATCAAACAAACTCACTGCAGCACTCATTAGTGAAGCAAAAAGACTTGGACTCGATACTATGAACGAAGATTTCGTCTTCGATATGGCATGGGTACATAAGTTTGTCAAAGCTACTGTAGATAATCAATACAATGTAGCAAATGACCTCTGTCGGCTCACAAGAGCACAAGGAATAAAAGAATGAAGAAAACAATACTATGGCTAGTAAATAGTTGGAGAAGAGTTATGGATGCAAGATATAATCCACTTAGATTTATTGCAGATCCTAGCATACAAACTTACTTTACAGTTGTACTTTTTACAATGTGGAGTGTTTACTTTGGACTTCTTGCAACTTACTACTTTGGTTGGGTAAACTATGATATTCTTACTAGCATACTCATTCATGTAGCTGTCATACTTCCGATTTCTTTTACAAATGCAGTCTTTCATGACGCAGAAAAGAACAACAGCAAATGGTTAAAAGATTGGTATAAATGAAGATAGACTGTCGAAACATGAATGTAGACAAGGCAATTCGCATACTAAGAAGACGCCTTGATAGAGATGGTCTTAAAGAACGCATTCGTGAGATTGAATACTATGAAAAACCAAATTGGAAAAGAAAACGAAAGAAAGCTGCTGCAGTCAAAAGACAACAAAAAATTCATCGAGAGGAAACTAAATACCTCGTAAGAAAACGCAGAAGAAAACTACCAAAAGCTACTAAGAGGATTACATGAAAAGAGAAGAACTCGAAAAAAGTCTAAAAGTTTGTCAAGAGAAATCGCTATGGTTTCTCGACTTTTGTCTTAGCATTGTCTTTGGTTCATTACTCTACTTCTTACTATTTATTGACTATCTGAAAGAGAAATTTTTACAAATTGATTTTAAATCTCTCTTAAAATCTGTTAATCAAAATACTCTCAAGAATCCATTTAAAAACAGGAAAGCAAAACAAAAATAATATTTTTACCTCACAAAACAACTCAAACGAAAACACATTTTCATCCACCTACGAAAGAAAATTCTTGTATTTTTGATAAAGTTATGGTATAATATTTATACTTAAATTAAGATAGTTACTACGACAATCATTCATTATCGCTATCGCAAAAAGAGCATTATCGGATGTGGAACATCAAGCAATGCTCGTCACGTAAGTGTAAGAGCATACCTTGTTACTCAGACGATTTATGCGATTGCTTATGATATATTTTATGTCAACCATATCACACCCAAAGAAAGTCAACTATCTTACTTCGACTTTCTTCCAATTCCCAATTTTTCAACAATTAACTACAATTTCGCCTAAGTTTTCGATATTTTTTACCGACCATTAAGCAATTTAAGTCATAAAATGACTTATTATTTTATATTGGTATATGGATAATTTTCATGGGTAAAGGGATAAGTTTATAACCATTACCCCTAGTCTGTCATACACCCGTCGCAGACTTGAGACGGATTGGAACACCCGTTGCGACTTTAGAATGGAGCCACCTGTCAGATTCGAACTGACGACCTGATGATTACAAATCAACTGCTCTAGCCAACTGAGCTAAGGTGGCGTAATGGCGGTCTATAGGAGAATTGAACTCCTGATTCCAGCGTGACAAGCTAGCGTGATAACCACTTCACTAATAGACCTTGGTGGAGATGACTGGAATCGAACCAGCGACCTTCGCAGTGCAAATGCGATGCTCTCCCTGCTGAGCTACATCCCCTTAAGTCCAACACTCCCTAGATGAAGGTTGGCATCGGGTAGGGGAGTCGAACCCCTGTTGCTGGGATGAAAACCCAGTGTCCTGACCACTAGACGAACCCGACTTCATAAAAAGAATTAATAAAAGAGTTCCTACAATCAATAGAAGTCCTTTCCATGCATCCCTTCCATATCTTTCTCTCAGATACTCTTTCATTAGTCCCTCTGAATCATGCGTAAGTTTGTTACTGCTGTTGTGAATGTTATATTCTCGTCAGCTAATGTTACACCTAGTTGATTGTTCAACTCTGGTATAGGCTTTGGGTGAGTTATTACTTGAAAGTATTCTCCATGTTTATTGATAATCTTACGCAACTTATCATTTCTAGGAAATATCTTAGCAAATCTTCGGTTATCTACTGCCATCAATACTCGCCTCTATATACTATTTGATACCCATCTAGTCCTTCTTCACCATTGTACTCAAACTCATACAATCTGTTGTATAGATTTTTTAGGTCTTTCTTTGGACTCTTTTCAAGACCTGCTATCCAATCAGGTGAAATATCAAGTATTGATGCTATGTCAGCAACAATCTCTTTCTTTGTTATGGGGTCTTCGCCAGTTTTTGTCTTATAGACAGTCTTTAAATAAACTCCTTCACGACTTAGTTTTCCAATTATAGATTTGACACTTTTGTTCATTTCTTTACTTAGAATCTCTACTGTATCTCGAGTTGGAGTTGCAACGTACAAGTCTATCATGTACTGTACCTGTTCTTCTGTATAGTTTACACTCATACAAATTCTCCTGTTTCTAAATGTTTATTCATATCGGCATCTTCCTCAGCTAGTATACCTACTACTTCTCCTCGTGTGAGTTTCCAGTCTCTACATAACTTTCTGATACTCTGTTCCTCTTTTAGACCATTTCTTATGTTTTCCTCATGGTCTATTCCAACATGAAGTTTAATGCCTAGTGCGATTTGCATCAGCATCCTCCCTTTGCATTTCATTAATGCAATCTTGAATGGTCATATCTCCAGCAACGAACTCTTCGTTTCCATTTTCATCTTCGTACTGTGTATCACCATTATTGTAGACAGTAGTCCATAATTTTCTACCATCTTTGTGAGCTTCCATAGCCATATACTTGACTTTCTTTGCCCATTTTTCTGCTCGAAGTAATTCTCTTCGTTTAGCTACTAATTCTGAGTATTGTCCCATATTCCTTTCTCCTTTAAATACTCAATACTAATCCAGCCAAATACCCAATTAATCACTAAATGTCCCCAACTTCTCTGGTTTCACTTCTAGCAACCTCAAATCCATTTGGGTATCGCTTTTCTAGTTTTTTGATGTTTTCTGTCATAACTTCCTCTGGTGTGAATCCAAGAGCCATACAGCCTTGTACCCAATACCAAAGCACATCACCTAACTCTCTTTTCATATGAAAGATTTCACTTTCTGAAAAGTGTGAGTCGGCTTGAAATACTTTTTTCTTCACAACTTCAGCAAACTCTCCACTCTCTGCCATCATTCCAATAACAGCAGTCAGTAGTCTAGCTACTTGCACTTCTTCTACTACTTCGTCTTGTTCAGGCTGATAAGAATATTCGCCTCTAATATCTAGTATTCTATTTGCTAGTGCCATAGTTTTTCTACTTGCTTCTGAAGTTGTTGTATCTACAAATTTTGCGTAATCATTCAACACTTTTAATCTCCGTTGACTTTATGTTTAATACATCGCTCCCCATTTCAATAGCGTCTGTGATAACTCTTCTCAATGCATCTGCATTATCTTCACCTTCTACTACTGTAGTTAGCTCTACATTAACTCTAAATTTTCTACTTGTTTCCATTTCTGTCATAAATTATTTACCCAGACTTTTTAGGTCTGACTCCGTGATGTATTGGTAAGCACCTTTATTATATACTATACCAATTTGTTTTCTTCGTTTTTCTACTAATCGCTTTGCTACTGCTTCACCACATTCTAAACAAGTGATATAGCCGAGCCTGCGTCTCCCTTCTGCGATAGGTTCGCCACATTCATTACACAACATCTTCTAGCTCTACCTTATCTAAAACTAATTGTGTGCTTTTAATCCATCTGCCATCTTCAAGCATAATGTCATACCACTTAGGGTTTTCAAACCTAGTATGACCACTCCAATGCTTCATATAAGCACTTTCATCAGAAGGCTTCCTGATGTCTATAATGATGCTACCATTGGCTTTAGTGCCAATTCCATAACATAAGTTTGGATTTCTTTTCCAATATGGTTTATATTTCATATGTTCTCCTTTTAAATATAGTACTATTCATCTAATACTAATTTAGATAGTTTAGATAAAATACTACTATATTCAAGTGTAAGAGATACAATTTCCTCGTTAAGTTCGTCAAGTTGAGACATAGCTGTGCGAAGGTCATCTTCTAATAAATCAAGATGACGATTTAGCATTAGCTTTTGTTCTTTACTGTTTAGTTCCTCTTTACTCGGAAATTGTATTATCTTTGCCATAATTAAAATTTTGGTGTATTGTTGTTAAAATACATAAGTATCAGCATTACGGCAAAAGCGATTGCGACTGCGATGTCCATTGTATTTTCACTCCTCTGCGTACTAATTCGTTTACGCACTTTACTCTTGTTTTTGGTTTCGCATTACTACTATTAATGTAGTCGAACAACTCTTGCTTTGGTGTGTTCTTCATGTAGTAGTGCTTGAACTTTTTAACAGGTATGTGTGTTGACATACTTGCTCTCTTGTAGTTTACTCTCTCACTTGGTTTAAATTTAACTCCCATTGTTTTCTCCTCTGTGTGTTTTTGCCATATGACCTGTGATGGTGGTCACATTAGTTTTGTACTCGTGTTGTACTCTTTCTTCTACGAATTCCACAATTAAATCTCGTATGCCTGTCCATGCGTCCCACTCGTATGAAAAGCTGTCTAGTGCATCTTCAATAGCATCTTGAATCCATAGGTTTGATACTATCACACGGTGGTCGCCTAATCTGTCAGGGTTATCACTATCAAATGCCCATACATAGTCTAATTCATCTCGTACTTGCTCAACACTGAAGCTGATGAATACATGCTCTTTCTCAACATCTACTTTGTTGTTTATCTCTGCACCTGTTATCATCTTGATACTACCCTCACTTGACCAACTGTGCCTTGTATTTCATCTTCTTGCTTTACTGATACTTCAGCAAAATCACCTTTCCAGAAGCCTATCGCTTCTCTACGAGTAAGTTCTTTTCTTACATCTGCACCGAACTTACCTACTTCATTTCTGTACTGCAGAAGTTCTAAATTGTCTAATTGCATAATATCTAAATTCATGTGTGCCTCCTTATGTATTGTCGCTGTCTTGATATTTTACTTTGTGCTTATCGTAGCGTCTATACTTAGTTCTGTCACGCATACGAACTGCCTTGCAGACCTTACGGGCATACTTTGCTACGAAATTTTGTTTTTTGTTCTTTTTCATAATAGATATATTATACAGGAGTTAAGGAATTTTGTCAAGAGATTTTTTTGATTTGGCATCAAAAATTTGATGTGGGGGAATGGTATATAAGAAAAAACCTCATTGTCGGTATAAGCCCTGAACAGCGTTAAACTCCTATGCTTACCATCTACAATGAGGTGTTAAAAGATTCTTTTATTTATGAACTTTATCCCTAAAGTCATTAGAAAAAGGGGAGAATTTTCTCGTTTAATAAGTTCTCAAACTCTCCATAAAGCGTCTTACCTGTACTCCACTTAGCTTTTCACAGTTGCTTTTCATGGTACAGGGCATCATATTCCTACTGATATCAACCCATGAGGTTTTCGTGTTGATTATAAGCACACTGCTTCCTCAACACATAGTTTTGATACTGTGCTCACATTACTTGATGGGGTTGACAGCTAAAGCTGAATCTCGCCTCGCACTCTGAGTATCCATGTATTTATCATATATAGGGCATACTTACTTATCATGTTCTGCTAAAGTGAGCCGTTCTTATGGTAGTTCTCACACCTACCTAGAGCAGAGACTATCTTAAACCCTATTGTGTGCTACACTTTGTGGTGTTAGTTTCTTCACTCTAGTAAGATATAGTATGTTTGCAACGAACTTGAACAAGCATACTACTCTTAAGACTATGCAAGGCGTGTGAGCAGGTTTATTTGTTGGCGTTAGCTCAACCATTTCTTTTTACCTGTGTTGCTCCGTTGTTTCACACATTACATAGTATTAAAAGTGCTGTTTTCCTACAATAATGTTTGTACTTGGTATCTGTGGAAAACGCTGCATAAAGTCAGCACCCAAGGCTCGCAATATTGTCCTGTATTGCTCGATAATCAGGGGAAGCCATATCGCTGGTCTTGCCTTCATCGGCAACCACTAGTTATTTACTGTCGCTGTGTTGCCCCACGACTAAGCCGACTCACATAAGGATTAACCTAATTTACGAAAAGTCGGTAATATGAATTTCTTTCTTTTCAAAATATAATAATATTATAACCACTTTCCAACCATTTGTCAAGAAAAAATTTGAATTATTTATCTTGAGGTGGGTTGATTACTTAGGGTAATCACTCCTTGACAATTACTGAGAGATTGTGTCAATCAATCTTTGGAGGTCAGCCTTGCTGGCTTTCACTAGGGAAGGTAATTCTGTTCCTAATGTTTCTTGAATTTGAGCAACAAGTTCAGCTTTGCGAACAATCGGCTCACCACTTTTAGTCACTCTTGGTTGAGCCTTGTAAACGCCTTCTCTTGAGAGTTTAGCGATTACACTTCTTGTGTTTTTGCCTAAACTTTTTGCTATCGCCTCAACAGTTTCTCTGTTTGGGCTTTCTGTGTATTGTGCCACCATTTTCTCGGTTTGGGCTTCCGTATAGTTAGCTGTTGCCATTGTGTTTGTTTCTCCTTTGAATAATTTGAACTTTAACCATTTAATCATAATAAGAATATTATACTAACTTTAATCAATCTTGTCAATAGGTTCGCTTAACTTTTTTAAGCGACTTTCCTCTTTAAGTGCAGTGAAGTTCATACTTTCCCAAATTTTAATTTGGTTTGCTTGCCACTGTTTATACGCCTCTTTCTTTCTACGAAGTAAGCGACATGCATCATTGACTTGCCTTTGTCTTTGTAGAATTCGCCTTCTAAATCTGCTCATGAGAATACTCCTATGAGTACAAGAGTTAGCACTAAGTATGTTAAAGGATGCTTTAGCATTACCTTCCATACTTCAATTTTCTTTTTCATTATTATATTATAACAAGATATGTTGGCGTTGTCAAGAACTTTTTTCATAATGTCATTATTCCTGCAATACCTAGAAGCATTACTAAACCCATTGCAGCGTACCATAAATCTAGTACATCTAGCGATTGTATGTCCTCTAGCATTTTCATCAAACCTGCAAGTATCCATGCTAGCACTCCAAGTACAATCGGAGCCATTGCGAAAGCTACTGCAAAGTTATACCAAAATTCTTCCATAAATTGTTTCCTTTTTAAATAATGATAATATTATATCGGAATTACTTGGCGTTGTCAATAACAAATGTGAATTAATCATAAAAATGTGGAAGGGAATTCGAGGGGGCGGGACGCGAAACCACGCCACCGATGTGGCAAAATTTTCGTAAAAAATCACGCAAAATCATTGACAAACTTACAAAAACCTGTTATAATTACAATAAGGTTATTATAACCCCGCGCAAGCGCGTGTAGACTTGCTACTTCACTTTTACACTCGTTTTTGCACTGCCGTATAGCTTTTCTACTTAGCTTTTGCACTGGTCGGCGCAGAGTAACGCTGTATTTGCCCAAAGTTATTTAAACCCCGCTTTGGCGGGTGTATTAACGTCTTTCGCCTATGTCCTTTGCTAGTATAAATGTCTCGCAGTGAAAATAATGTAATTTTCTTAAATTTTCTATTGACAGGGCAAATTGGCTCTATTATAATAATATCATATTTTAAAGGAGGTCAAAATGACAAAGAAAGTAGAAATCACTAAAGCCGAGCTTGTTCGCCAAGTAGAGCAAAAATTTAGATTGCCTAAATTTGCCCTCAATAGCTTAGAGCGTGCAAACAAGGAAACAATCAAAGTCATCTTATCGCAGTAGTCGACAGATGTTTCAACCCCGCAATAGCGGGGTTTTTTATTGCCTGCCCTATTGACAAGGCGAAAAATTTGTGCTATACTATACGGGTGGAGAGGGCGGGAAGCTTTCACAGTAGACTACGTACTTGGCAAGCGCGCGCGGCTTTTCATTTATGTACTTAGCTTTAGCACTTAGGTTTGCCACTTCGGCGCGCAAGCGCGCTCCTTTCCAAGATGGCACCGGTCCGCACCGGGCCCGCCCGCCTTATGCCGCGCCCCCCTTATTTGGGGGCGTTTTGAAATTCGTCTTTTAACGCTTTCAATTTCGTTTCAATCTTGTTAAGAATTTCTTTTTGCAAGTTTTCCTTTTCAAGTTTCAAGCGTTTATTTTCCTGAATGGCTTTCGCAAGTCTGCGTCTTCTCATTTCAAGTTTGGCGTTTTGAATTTGGCTCATATGCCTAAAGGCTCTGTCAAATTCGCTTTCTTTAGTTAGTGATTTAAAA